AGTGTAATTCCTACGAACACTGAGCACCGCACCACTGTCCTCGGACACGGTTACAATGTACGGAAGCTTGATACCCGTTGGCTCCCCGTCTTCGCCCATGTCCTCGTAACCGTCGAGATCTAAATCGACGTGACACTCAAGGAGCGTTATCTCCTTGTCCACAATCGTCGGCTCTACACCCGTAATATCGTCCATCTCTTCACGGACTTCAGAGGGTTCCGACTGCGACGGCGAAACTTCCACGTCGGCATAGAAACCAGCAAGCTGTTTCTTACGTAGTTCGTTCTCAGTAACTTGGATTATGTGCGTGACGTTCTCAGCCGTCTCCAGGTCTGTCGCAATGTACGGAACAATCAACTGCTCCGCTGGGACAAACTTACTGACCGCCCTGCCAAGAAACTCGTCGTAATATACTTTCTTAAACGTAGACCCAGATAGCGGTAGGTAGAAGAGCATCTGATCGAACTCAGGGGTGTACTCTTTCATCACCGAAGTAATCTGGTAATTCATGAAGTGGCGAACGCGAGTGGCTTGATCTTCCTTCTCTTGAGTGACCTTACCTATAATCTCCGTTCGTACCGGACCACCGGCAGGTAACAATTCACCGAAAGCCTGCGCTTGAAATTGGGTAACAGCCTCGGCAAGAAGTGGATGCGTAACGCCCGTCGCACCACGGAAAGGTTCTGACCGCTCTTCGTACTGGAAACCAAGCAACTCAAGGCCGGTGCGATAGGCGTCTTCCCAATCCTTGCGGCCTTCCTTGTTTGCCTCGTAGTCTTCTACAAGTTGAGACGAAATCCTTGCAACAACGGAATCATCCAAGTTGTCTACAAGGTTTGCATAGAAGTCGCCCGTATCAGGAGCCGACATGACCGGGTCAAAGTCAATAACGACGCCGCCGTCCTCCTCAAACTCAATCTTGAGTTCCGGATCATCGACCAGAGCCTCGTCCTCTACAGTGATCTCAACACCTTGAGCATCCTCCAAGTCCAACTCCACTTGAGGTAGCCCATCCCGGCGCTCTACAAGGGCGCTTGTCCCAAAGTTGCTGCGAGGTAACGGGTTACGAGCCATGGTTATCGCCTCAACGACATAATGCCGCCATACGCTCTTTGAGGAGGAAAGAAGTCCCCTGTCTGCGGATCAAAGCCAGGACCGAGGTCCGGCATCGGCGGCATCTGCTGCTCCTGCGGCATCTGCTCCCTTGGAGGGCTTTCAAGTGGAAACTGAGAAAGCACGTTCCGAACAATATTTGCAGGGCCGATATCCATACCGGCAATAGCTTCAAGAGAGGGGCGGTTCATGTTGACGTAGCCACGGACATCGGACGGAGTTCCATCACGCATTACAGAAACTAATTCATTGACAAGAAGCTGAACACCTTCTTGTGCTGCATTCCGGCCCTGACCCGGTGCAACTGGTCCACCTTGCTGGTATCCAACTGGGCGAAATCCCATCATATTCATGTTAATATCTCCTATTACCGGCGTCTCAACCTACCATTCTTGGTTGATCATATAAAGGTTTGTCTACAAGACCGCCATCCGCTTTGCTTCTTGGAGGAAGACCTCCTTCAAGAATAACGGGCTTCGTTGCACGGTCCATGGCTTTCTGATCCCAGACAACGGCGTTCTTGGTCCGCGTGTCCTCTTCCGGTTCAGAAGGAATACTTGCACGGCGGCTCCGTTGGTCGAAGAACTTGTTTCCTGGGATACCCGCATCTGCAAATTCCTTTGCAAGTATTATCTTGGCCTGCCTTTCAGAGACCTTACTTGTTTTTAGTTGTTTCAAAAGTGTTTCGGACAGTTGTTGTCCCGTGAACTCTTTTAATTTTTCTAATCCGTCAGGGTAGTTCAGAAACTTTAAGTACCCCTGAGTAAAATAAGTCATATTCTTTTTGATTAAAGGTATTTGTAAGACTTTCTTTAAAACCTCTGGTTGATCCGATAGCTTCATGTCGAGGTCAATCATGTTCTTCCAGTCGTCTGGGTGGTAGGCAAACTCAACAAGAGCACCAGGGGTCCCCTTCAAGTTATACTTATTAACCACCTCAAGGAGCCGGGTATCGTCTTCTACTTTCCTCTCAAGATCCTCTGCATATTTTTCTTGCGCGTTAAGTGTATCCGTCAATACGGCACTCGAATTAGCGTCCATCTTAGAGTAGAAGTTGTTTAAGTCTCTCCGAATGGCGCTACGGTGATCTTCAACAAACTCCCTGGCTTTCCTTGCGCTCTCCGTATCCCGCAAAATATCCCTTCTCGTAACCTCCGCGAGGGAGTCAAGATGATCGTTCGTATCCCCATAAGACTCTTTTTCTCCTTCAAGCCGTTCCAAGATACCCGCAAGGATATTTACGTCTTCCACGTCCACGCCAAAGTCCTTGGCAAATTTCTCTGCTTTCTCCCGCTGCGAACTCATAACTTTTTCATTTGTCAGTTCTGTCATAGTCGGGATGTTGAAAGATTTCGGCAGAAGTTTATTGTTAAGAAGAACGCGCCCTCTGGGCTCCTTGTCGAAATAATCTTCGGCAACGCCTAGTGCCTGTGCAGAATACAGCCCCGAACCTTTCATTGCGGCACCCTGACCAGTAGGTTTCTCTTTCAAACTAAACTCACCTATATCAAACCTTTCTCCCTCAATTTTGGGAGAAGGAGTGCCATGACGCACTCTAACTCTGTCGCCTAGTGTCTCCGAAGCGTATTCTCCACTCTGTAACATGTAGGGCAGTGACATAATCCCTTTTGGTTCTTGGGCCGTGGGCATCAAAGCCCGCTTGAAGTACTCAATCCCAGTGTTATCCAGAAAGCCTGTCCAAGTCCCAGGTTTATCCAGACCAACCAAGTCCCGCATCTTGTTTTCACGCAACCAATCGACCATAGCCCCGGCGTCGTCCTTGACGGATTCCGGTATCTCATTCCAGAAAAGTTGCGCCGCAGTGACAATCGGGCTTATCCGCCCACGCATTAGGCTCCCAATGCCACGGAACATCTGCCCCTTCGCGGAAGGCTTCTCTTTCGGTACAAGTTGTTGACCAGGAGGTTGCTTTAAAGACCGTAGTTCGTCCGCTACCCGCGAACCAATGTCCGCAGCCATAAGGCCTTTTTCTAAAACAGAAGGGTCCGTGGGCCGTGGATCGTCGTCCGCCATGGCTAGATCCCCGTTTCAAGAGGAAACCGCAACCTACAGGAAGCTATAAAAAGAGATGCTACAATAATCGCAACGACGATCCAAAAGCCCACCGCGAAGGGGTTCCGCTTCTTCTTCGGAACATATAACTTCGGGATTACCGGTTTCTTAGCCACGGCCCATGGCTCTATATAAGCCGCTATGCGAAATTTGGGGCAGGGACGCTAGTCCGCCCTGTGCAAAAGATTTCTGCCCGCTTGCAAGAGCTTCTGCCTTCGACAGAGCACCCGACACGGCAGAACCTACTGTACCCTGCGGGCTAAATGTCGTATGAGCACTTATTGGACTAGAGGGGCTTAAATCAATCGTCATTACGTCCGGAACAGCGGAACCTATTAATCCAAGACTTGATGTAGGCGGTCCTATGTCAACTTGCAAACCAGGGTTTTGAGGGCCGTAGATCCCGGATGCCGCATGACTGAGATCCGTCTGTCCTTTAATACCAAAGACATCCTTGCCGAATTGAGGATCCAAACCAATAATTCCGCCCGACAACGCCCTGCTACCGAGACTAATAAAAGTCTCAACAGGAGCCGTTACATAGTCCCAGAAACTTGCTTCGGGATTAAAAAACCTGTTACCCGCTTCAAAGTCGCGAATATCCGGCGCTATTTCATGGAGGTCTTCGTACTCCTTACTCCATTCTTCTGGATCTATAGGTGGCTGGTTATCTCCCGGCCCGATTCCGGGCGGAACACCAGTAGGGGGAGTGCGGGCTTGTCTATCTATATCTGCAAGAAACGCCTCCAGGCCGGGAGACGGCTCCTGCCCCGCAGGTTGTTCCTCAAACGCCTCATCTATCATGTAAAACCCTACCCATAGTAACTGCGAAGACGAACGGATGGCGCAGAGTCTATCCAGTCGTCACTCGGAAGTTGTACAAAGTTACCCTGGCGATAACGCATCAAGGCTTGCGTGGTGCTATCGACAAGGTCGTCATGCTCGCCAAAAGGAAATGCGGCACATTCATCCATGACCTCGTCCGCCCAACGTTCGTCTGGAGCCCATATCATCCCGCTCTCAAAAAGAGGCGAAACAGAATGAACCCTACTTACCTTATCGTTTCCCTTACTCGGTGTAAAGTTTACAACAGGTATACCTAACTGACGCAATTCCTGTGTCAGCGGCATTCCAGATGCCTTCGCCTCAATAATTACCGTCTCGGGGTCCCAGTACCTATAAAGCTCCAAAGCCTCGCTCTTCAATTCCGGAAAGTCCCAACGCCCCTTCTTCGCATCCAAAAGTATCAGGTTGGGAGGACCCTCTTCCTTCGGATGAAAAACACCCCACGTCGTTATTGCAGAAAAGTCAGAAGTCTCCTTCTTACTGAAAGCCGTGTCATAACTCTGTATGACATACTCCAATTGCGGAACCTCGTCCTCTTCCCAAATGTTCCACCACTCGCGCTTCAGTATCGCGCCGTCTTCAGAAGTTGGATTCTGCTGCCACTGAGCATTCCACTTGGGAACGGACAGTGAAGCGCGGACCCCTTCCAGTTCTTCCTTCTTCCAAAACTCAGGCCAACAAGCTTTGCCCGAAGGCATGATCGCAGGAAACTCTACAACCTCCCACTTGTCCGCATGTTCATCATAACCCTGCGCCTTCAAAACCTTTGCCGTAAGATCCTTCAAAGACCACCGGGTCATAACAACGACAATAGCCCCTCCTGGCTGGAGCCTCTGCCGGGG